GAAAGTTCACTAGTTGAACCGTTAGATTCAGAAGGTCGAGAAATAGTAAAATTGTTACAAGTAATCGGCCCCGACGAAATAGTACAATATATATTGGCGGTACCAGCACTAACTAGTCGTGTTAAATTATAAAAAGTTAATCCTGTAGTTGGTAATGTAAAACTAAAATTACTAAAAGAAAAATTAATTGTTGAAGTTCCAGCATCAAAAGTTAAATTTGTTGCGGAATTTATAGAAAAACCAACGCCAGTGCATGTAACTGTAGAACTTCGTAAATTAATACTACGAACTGAAGTGGTTCCTGAAAAAAATGTCGTTAGTGTTAGCGCATATCCCGCAGTGTCAAAAGCTCCAGCACTAAAAGCTGTAAGCTGTCCCGCTGTTGGCAGCGTAAGGGCGCTACCTAATGTCCATCCGCCAGTGGCGTTATTAAAAGACATTTGGCTACTAATTGGCACCCCATTAGTTGTAATAGTGCGACCAGTCGTTGAGGAGTTAAATGTTATACCCCCGGTGGTTGTCCAGACTGTGCCCGCAAGTAAAGTAAAAGACCCGCTAATAGCAAAAGTAGGGGATGTGCCATTTACAAAGCTAACCGTACCTGCGGATACGGTCAAGTCGAGGCAAGTCAGTGCGCCGGTACAGGTAACAGTGTAAGTTCCTGCTTGGTCAAAAAATACATCATCCGCAGCCGTAGGTACAGATGCGCCAGCACCGCCGCCCGGCGAAGTTGACCAGTTAGTAGTGCTGGTGGTATTCCATGTTCCAGACCCACCAACCCAATAGCGATTAGCCATGCTTACTCCTGCGGAGTTTCAGGGGCGGTTACTGCGGCAATCCAGTTATCCCGACGTTGTTTCTGCATGGCCTCAATTTCAGCATCAGTGAGGCCATGCCCGTCTGGCAAATGCAGTGCGTCAGAAAACTTCCCGAACTGCGTGTCGAACGAAAAGTCAATCTTGACCATAAAAATTAACCGGCCAAGCTGAGCGTGTAAGTCACGTTCAAAATATCGCCGGTGATAACGCTACGGTCGCCAGACGTAAAGTCAGCGGCGGAGAACAAGACACCAGTGGTGCCGCTCTTGGTGTTGTTGCTGGTCAAGAACGCGCCACCAACGGTAGCGGATGCGTTGATGTTGAACACGGCAGGGGAAGCCGAGTTGGTCACAACGGATGGGTTTGCAGCGGTAGCGGAAGGGAAAGTTGCCGTAACGCGGGTAGCGTTGGAGTAAGGTACGATCTCTACCCAGCCAGCGTGCGAAGCCATGGTGTCGCCAGCGGCGGGGGTGTTACTTGCACCGGCACCGTACAAACCGACGTACCAAGTGGTGATTTGGGCTACGCCAGCCAAAGTGGAGCCAGCCATCTGTTGCAGGCCAACGTTCACCACCAAGTTGCTTTCTTCAGCGCTCCATTTCAGGACGCCTTGGTAGTCGTAGCAATCAATTTTAAAACGGCCTGTAGCGCGAGCGATGTTATCAGTCATGATTAACCTTTCAGTTTGAAGAACGAATCAACGCCGCCGTTGAAGTGTTGGCGGGCATTGTAACAAGGAACGTAGTTGCGGAGGTTTTGTCCGCGCCAAAATCCAGCACAGCAACCGACTTGTTGCCTTGGGTTACGTTATAAATCAAGGCGCAACGCGCTGTCAAGCGTGCGCTCCAACTTACATTATCCCAGTTGGCGTATGCCACTGAGCCGGAACTGTTGATCGTAACGCCGGTCATTACTTGACCCCCGGCTGTATAGCCTGCCGCTACAACTTCATTAGCGCTGGAGTACGCCGTGGTATCTGCGTTTAACTCGGCAAAAGATGTGTACAGGGCAATTTTGATCGTGTCGGTAGACAAGTCGTGGATACCCTGATACAACTCTTTTTTGAAGCTGGTGGTTTGGGTCTGTACGATGCTCATGAGACGGGTATCCTAACTTGACCATCGCGGTACGCATCCATACGCTGTTTGCCATCGCCCAAGTTCTTGAGCAGCCCAAGCGCCTGTACATACATCGTCTGGTACAGTTGCACCATATCGGCTTCACCCTTCATGTACGTGACGGCTTCACACATCGTACCGTACAGCAGCGCTGAATCAAAGTTGTCACCCAGCCAAGTGTTGCCAGCGACCACAATAGACTCTGGATAGTAGTAATAGTGCAGTTCCGCGCCATACGCAGCATTGGGTGTTGGGCCAATAATCAAAGACAGTTCTGTGGTATTCGTGTATTGCGGGCCAAAGATAGCGTAGTGTTTTGGCTTGCCCGTCGTTGCGGGATTTGGATAGGCTTCACGTATGAAGTTCACATCCTTATTGAGCAGGTACAAATATTCACCACCACCGCCCGTTGGGTAGATCGCCAATGAGTACACCGACAAAAAATCATCAGGGCAAGACAAGTAAGGGTTGTTTGCGCTAAGATTACCTATCACGTTTTTACGCAAATTGGCAATTTGAACAGTGTTGTATATACGCTGTTCAGCCTGCTTGATAAACGTGTTCATATCATCTGTGGGAAACGAGTTCTCACAGTAGTTACTCACCATCGTGACAAGTTCAGTGTATGTCATGCCATTGGGCCTCGGGACATGGTGCCCTTAGTAGCTGCACCGGTGCCGCGCATCTTGATGCCGCTAGTTTTTGTGGGTTCGTTACCCGCAGACTTGCTTATTCTGCCAATGGTTGCATCAACCGAATCAAGTTTGCTATGGTTAGGCCCGGAACCGGGGTTCTCGACCACGGTAGAAGACTTACCACTCATAGTGTGGGGTTTGGCGTAAGTGCTGGCGGGGCCAACTTCTTTACCCATCATTTTCTTGCTAAATGTAGCCATGTTTAGCCCCGTTTCTGGTTGGCAACTTTGGCCAGACCACGACCCATTGATTTCATATCGGCATCGGTCTTGCCGCCTTTTTTACCCTTGCCACCATGTTGAACGCCAATTGTGGGGCCGCTGTCGCCAAGATTTTTGCCCTTGGTCTTGCCTTTTTGGGCAACGCCGTCTGCTGCTCGTGTGAATGCCATGATTAACTCCTATGAAACGGATACCGTTACTGTACCAACAAATGTTGTTGCCACCAAATTATTTGGAGTCAACGCTGCATCAAACCCTACCGCCATCCCTACAGGGTTCCAGCCCCATTGGATGTCTCGACTGCCGCTACCAATAGAACCCGTCGTGGTTGTGCCCGACTGGTAGTACGTATTGTCATTCCGTGGGTTCCGTAGCGCTTGCGGGTCATCCACAGGGTACATACCCAGTTGCAGTTGCGGTTGATCTGGTTCCCAACATTCACGACAGACCAATATATTGACCTGCTTCGTTTTGACGATTAGCGTGCGCAAATCGCGCAGGCGAAATCGAAATCCACAACGGTCGCAGATTGCAATCGCAATCTTGCCGGAGGCAAAACGGTTTCCCATCAGCCACCCCCAATATAGGAGCGACGCGGTACAAACCGAATTGCTGCCTTTTCTCGATCCTCACCGGCTGCCAAGTCAAACTGCTCGTCGTACGCGGCTTTAAGCATCGGGATACGCTGAGACAGTTCAGGCACTTTCATGGAAATGTGATACGCCAAACCGGCTGTCAATGCGGGTAAAAAGCGGAAGCTGACATCAGGGGTTTCTACACCAGAGCCTGCATCCTGAATACGGCGCATGCGCCAGTACCTAAACACGTAGTATGGGTTCTCTACAGTGCCTTGGTCAGGGGTTGGCCAGACAGTGATCTTGGGGTTATCCTCAAGTCGCTGAATCCAAACTTGGATAGGACGTGCCTGCTGTAACTTGTTTGGGATCGTAGCGTACGTGGACACGCTGATTCGCGTGATTGAGAGGTCAGCCTGCGTAGACACATTACCCGCGCCCGTGCGAATCACGTGCTCTAACAAGTCAATGGTGTCCGCAGGGAGATCGTATGTGTTGACGCCCTGTACGAGGTTGACATACCCCTCGTCGATTGTCCACATGTTGATACCACGGTTTTGCCACTCGATGGTCATCAGGTTCATTGACCGACGCGCAGTGCGCAAGTCATAACCCGAACGCATTTCCCGACCCGCACGCTCCCATGCTTCCTCGGCAATCTCCGTGAAGTCAAGGTTAAAAGCGTAGGTGCCGGTGGTGGTCATGGTTTACTCCACTGTGGGGGTATCTTCAACTACCGGAGCAGGCTCTTCAACTACCGGAGCAGGCTCTTCAACTACCGGAGCAGGCTCTTCAACTACCGGAGCAGGCTCTTCGGCGGGCATTTGAACCACTGGATCGGGGGCCAAAAGATACGTGACTTCATCAATCAAAAGTTGAACTTCGGGGTCAATATGCCCCAATGCAGTCATTTGAGTGGCTGCGGCCATTTTGGCGCATGACAGGATAGTAATGAGGTTCATGATTATTTCTTTGCGGTTTTTGCAGAGTCAATAAATGCCTGCGCGGTAGGCGCACCTTTTTGCCCGGGTTTGCGCATTTTAGCCCCACGAGCACGTTTTGCGTTGATGTTGGCGTACAGGCCAACTTTTCCACCCGCGGCGTACTCGGTGAAGTCCGTGTTGTCACGGCGCTTTTTCACCTTGGCTTTGGGCATTTTGTCTGGGTTGATAGCGCCCATGCCGCGACTGGCTTTCATATCAGCACTTCCCGCCGCCAGCCATCTTGATTTGAGCGCCCTTGGTTTTGCCCTTTGTAGCAATGCCGTCAGCACGCTTAGAGGCAGAACCCACGGAACCGCCTTTCTTCATACCGGGCATCATAGATTCGTCAGGGGGCACGCCACGAGGTTTGGGAGCCATAGGCATCATGGGCTTCTTGGGCATGGGCTTCTTGGGCATAGGCCGTTTCATCGGGGGCTTTGGAGCCGAGCCACCGTCGATGTCTTGGGGCACTTGCATGCCCTCGCGGAAGATACCACCGTCGTTAAATTTACGTTTTTTCATGTTGACTCCTTAACATTTACCGCCGCCAGCCATGGCAATCATCTTGCCCTTGGTATGACCCTTGGCCACACAACCATCACCGCGAGTGACACTGCCACCCTTGGCCAACTTGGTCATAGGCTTGCCTTTGTGCAAACGGCCTTCGTGTTTGTTCACGGCCTTCTGCATCATGGCTTTGTCCATCTTGACATCTTCATGTTTCATATTTAGCCCCTTTCAGATTGTCGATCTTCCGTTCAATACGGTCAAACCTGTCAAGCAATTGCTGCATGTCTGCACGAAATTCCGTACGGGTAATGTGGTCACGAGCAACTTCTTCACGAGTACGGTTAAGCAAAATGCTCAACCGATCCAACTCGTTGAACTTACCCTTGAGTAAAAAGCCCATGAGCGCAACAATTGCGCTAAGGGCTACGTTCCAGAGCATCATTTCCATGTCAGCACTTCCACCTTGCGAGGGAAGCCGCCTTGCGGGTGGGCTTGCCCTTCTCGTCTTTCATTGGGCCCGGCATACCGCTCATGCGTGCGCAGAACGAGTCCTTACGCTTGCCGCCTTGGGGCTGGGGGGCTTTGAGGTTGCTACCGGTCGCAGCGTTGTACTTAGCGCGGCCTTTGGCGGTTAAACCCGCCCCCTTGGAAGCAGGCAGCTTTTCACCACGACCGATTGCAAGGGAGGGGGTTTTCTTAGCCATATTAAGCCTGCGCCTCTTTCCAGTTCAAACGAGCCTGAATTGTCGAACTTGTACTTGAAAGTGGGGTGGCCACAATGTACAAAATGTCAGGGCCATCTGGGTAGAAGCCAGCCTGAGAAGTGGGCACCGTGTTGCTGGTGCCGCCACCCAAGATCGAATTACCCAAGTCACGCACCTCGCTTAGATCAATGGTCGTGTTGCCCGTATCGCTTGAGTAAGCAGCGTACACCGACTCGCCGCCCGTTACCGTGACTGCGTTGGTGTTAATCGCAACTTGCGCCAGCGAGGAGGTGATGCCGTTGGCCTGCTGAATTGGAGGAATAAAGCTGCCAGACATCGCGCCCGAGGCGAAGCCGTTGAGCACCAAGTTGATCAAATACCCAGTGCCGGTTGTGTACAGGCCAAGCGAGTCCAACTGCAACTGCGAACGGTTGATGATCTCTTTAGCGCCCAGTGTGCCAATTGTTCCGTTGTCAACAGATGGTGCAATACGCAAAGCCAAAATCACAATCGGGGTTGTGCTAGTTGTGGTAATCGCAGTGGTCGTACCGAAGTTGAAAATCAAAGACTTGTCATCATCGTAACGCCCGTCCATGATCACCGAAGAGCCCCAGTGCGAAACAGAGGCCGCGGTATCCGGGCTGGCATACTCGATCATGCAAAGAGCAGTGGCAGAGAATGTCACAGCAGTAGCCGCGCCGCCGCCGGTTGCACCACGAGTCAACCCGAAAAACAGATTGCCGGTTCTGCCTGTGTACGTCACATATTCGATAACACCTGTAACCGATGACGGCACAATTCGGAGCGAACCATTAGGGGAAAAACCGGCGGTACTGTTCACTGGAATTGAATCCGGCCCAATAGATTGACCACTTGCGTAGTTGTTAGCTCTCGTGTTGGCAAAACCACGGGTGCATCCAACCAAAGCGCCGCCCGATATACCAGAATACAAAACTCTTTCAGTTCCAATCAGCGCCACACCGCCAATTGACGCAAAGCCAGTTGTAGAGGTAATTGGAATGGTCGCCGCAGTGGGGGCCACTATTGCGGTTGTAGTAGTCGTTGTACCAGTACCAATTGATGCGGTAAGAGTGGTGTACGGCATCATACCGTTGGACTCGTAATGCGCAGCCATGTTGCCCGAACGCAAGTAGGCTTCAAACCTCTGGTTGTTGTTGGTTTGCTGGTAGCAGTACGAAATTTCGCCGTTAGTTGTACGCAGACCCCAACGAATGAAGCCTGCACCGTACCAAGAGTAGTCCATGTACCACATTTGCATCTTGGTCAGATCAAGCGTGTACCCAGACGGGCCAGTACCATCAAGCCGATCATCCCATTGCGACTGTGGAACTCGGGTATCAATAGTTCTTGACACCAATGCCCCCGCAATCGTACTGCCACGATACTCTGGGGAGATGACCA